CGGGTGGCGCTGATGATTGCGCGGTTCTTTTGGTCGTCGGTTTTGTCGTCCCAAGTGCTGCTGTTTGGGACGGTTTCAAAGTACGAGTTTGCTTCGGCCAGCGTTACAAAGCTGTTGGAGGAGGCTCCCTTCAAAGTGGCGTCAATTACAGCTGCCACGACAATGTGCGATGCTTTGTTTCAGTTTAACGCCAATAAAAAGGCCCCACCGAAGTGGGGCCGGTGCCTCGCAGTCCAACCTGATCTTATCAGGCAGGGATGGTGCTGGTGTCCAAGGAGCTGTTGACGGTGAGCTGAACCATAGGGATCAGGTCGATGTCGTAGGTAGCGCCCCAGTTGCCTGCGGTGGCCAGTGCAGCGTTGGTGGGGTTGTCGCCAGCATTGGTCCACTTGGTGCCCATCACGTGGTAAGCAGTGTGGTAGTCCACAGACAGAACGTCCTGCTTGGACAGCACGTTGCGGTCAGCTTCGATCCGCAGATCTTGCTGGACGCCTTCCATGATGGAGCCGCGCTTGGTCAGGTAGCAGTAGAACTCGCGCTGGTGACCAGTCGTGCCAGGGGCAACGGTGTTCACTGCGGGGTCCATGATGACCTGGCAGCCAGCGAATTCTCCGATAGACCGGGCGTTAACACCCACGCCGCCGCCACCCCAGGTCACAGCGCCAGAAGCGGCCAGTGCTGAAGTGGAGAAGGTCAGCAGACCCACCTGATACAGGTAGAAGCCGACGGAAGGGTGGACAACCAGGGTGTCCAGCTCGTCGCCGCGCTCGCCCAGCAGGGAGCGGCCACGGGCCACGGCAAGTTGGGAGAACAGACGCTCGCTGTTCTTCTTGTTGATTGCATCTGCAAGCTGGTTGCGGATGTGAAGCATGGGGTCTTCACCAGCAGCCAGAAGTGCAATGTCATCCACGGCATACGCGAAGCCGCGATGGCAGATGGTCGCAATCTGGGTGTCGGTTCCGATCTTCTGGGGCGTCAGATAACCAGCGTTGCTGGTCCCCCAAGTGGCGGTTCCGTCCATGATCTCCTCGGTAGGAGATACAGGGTTGAACTCGGGAACCTGAATGCGGGTGCCGCCTTCGCGGGCATCCAGCAGAGAGTTGCGCACAACAGCGCCGCTCTTCACAAACAGGGAGCGCTCTTTGATCGCCTCAGACACATAGGTGCTGAGGTTATTCCTTTTGACGATGTCCGCGAGCAGGACACCGCCGGAATAATTCTGAAAAGGGGCGGCCATGGTTAAAAACCAAAGTCAGGGTTGACGGGATCCAAGCCACAGACTTGTAGAGGCCGCCCCACTGGGACTTACAGTGACGCTTCCCGCTTCAGCACTGCTGCAAGGTCGGGATCTTGCGCGTCAATCTGCATCTGCCTCGTTATGTTAATACTACCCTCTTTCCAAGGGTTAGCCATACCGGGCGCAACAGCAGAATTAGGCGTGGGTTTGGCACCCATTCCTGCAGCACTACTGGGCTTAAAATGATGCTCAAATCCTGATCCTGGATTCTTGAGATTGCTTAAGTAGGTGTTAATGTCCTGTTTAACACCTTTGTCCAGGATTGATACGCTTCCGTCATCACTACGGTGCAGATTGTTCTGCAGAAGAAGCAACATTTGCTCCGCGTTGATTGCACCAGCTTGGCTGATGGCTGCCAAAGCACTCGTGCGGGTGGTCGCAGCCTCGTTTGATGCACGCAGATCTTCAAGCTGACGCTGAAGATCGCTGATTTGCGTTTCCTTTTCTTGGGCAGTTTTGTTGGCCTCTTCCCACAGGTCTTTCCATTGGCCTTGGTCTTCCAGCGTTTTCTTGCGCTGGTCGTCCTGCTTTTTGTAGACCTCGTCAAGCTTGGTCTTGATGCCTTGGAAACGTTCCTCGGCTTCGCTTGCTTGGGTCTTCAGCGCGGAAAGTTGTGCCTCATAGTCCGCTTTTACTGCGGCGATGGGGTCGGGAGCGCTGGTCTCTGCAGCCACGGGCTGCTCAGGTTGCGCCACGGGCGCGTCCTGGATTACTTGCTCTTCCATTGTCAGAAGTCAAAAGGTGAAGGGGCAGTTTCGCCTGCAGGTTTTACTGCGGGCTTGCGTTTACGGGTAGGCTTGCAAACCGGCGGCTCCGGCTGTGCTTCACGCAACTCGACCAGTTCCCATTTGTAGGAACCGTCAGGCTGCTGGACACGATCCAGGGATTTGCCCATTGGCTTCTTATTTGCTACTTGCGTATTCTACTGCGCTACTTCAGTGTCCTCTTCGGTAGATTCGGGCTCGATTACTTCCTCGATCTCCTCGCCTTCGGTTGCGGTAGGCAGAATCTCGCCCTGAACCAGAATCTGGCGGAATTCGTCGCGGCCCAGTACGCCTTGATCGAACAGGCTGGTTAGTGCGGTGATGTCTTGGCCGATCAGTCGCTCGATGTTGAAATCACGGCTTAGTTGCACTTCAGGTGGTTCGATGCCGACATAGCTTGCGGCAATGTTGAAGCAACGCTGCAAAGATTGCTCTAAGTCCATTGAAACTGAGGACAGCATTGAGTTTGTGTCGATACGGTCCAAGCGGCGGGCGTCGGCTGACTCAGCCACAAACTTTTGCTGGCTTAAAGTGCTGATGCCAAGAGTGGCCATCTGCATCTGAAGCTCTTTGATCTCTGCTGACTGTGCTTCAAATGCGCTGGCCGCAGGCTCCACGTAGTAAATCTTGTTGCCTGGTGCAGTCGCCATTGCGTAGTTGACGCTCACCGCTGTGTCCTTGGTTTGGTCGTCCCAGCCTTCCATCACCAAAATTGGTTGGGACGCGATGTGCAGGCTGTGGATTAGGTCGGCTTGACGCTGAAAATGAGCCAGGTTTAGGTATGCGATGTCGAGTAGGGGCGGCTTGCTGGTAAGCGTGTCCACTTTGTCGGCATAGGTTGTGACTAGAGGGATCTCACCAAGGCTGAATTGGCCGGACTCGACGAGTTCATAGTCGGATGTGGTGTCGGTAGCGTCGAAAGCATTTGGGTAAGGGAAGCCGCCGGACATCGCTTTGGATGCCTCTACTTGACGGAAAACGCGGTAACGACCGGGCTCGATAACGCGGATTTGGTCGTAAACCTTCTCACCAAACTCACCGTCAGGGACGACTGCCTTTTCCTTGATTCGCACTTGAACTAGCTCCCCGTAGTTCACCTCGCGGTCCAGTCGCCAACCGTAGATGTTGGTGGGGTCGATCTCGATCCAGTAGGGGCGGCGGTTTAGTTCGCGCTCTTCGGCAAGGCTGCGGGCTTCCGTTGGTGCCGGAAAATCAACAAGTGTATGGCAGTGACCGTAGGTGAGTGAGCAGGTCAGCATTCGACGGGCGTACTCGTCCAAGTCTGATCCGCTGCCATCCACATCCTTAGCGAATACGTCCGTCCAGTAAGGATCGCCAACCAAGCTAATTGGCTTGCGCAAAATGAGACCGGCGGCGGCTCGTACCAGTCGCTGGGTGAAGGGTGAGAATACGGCGCGGTTGACTCGGGCAAGGTATGCGGTGTAATCCTCGCGTGGTTCGATTGGTAAAAAAGTTTCGCTGTTCTCGCGCAGATATTCGGTGCCGAGGGTGACCGCTTTCATGGTCTCCCAGCCCTTCATCATGTCCAGCACCGCTTGGGTGCGGCTGAACGGGCTGTCCGTAGGACCGAATACGTCATTTAGATCACCATTTCACGCGGTTTGCCCAGTAGGCGGCAGACATCTTGCCTTTTTTGATGTTAGCTGCGTGGCGGGCTTTCCACGCTTTGTTGCGGGCCGTCCCATCAGGGCTGCCTTGGACGCCCTGCTGGCCGAAACGGATCAGCTTTACTTGGTCGCCGTCTTTTGCCAAGACGGCATGACTCTTGCTCGGGTGGTTTGGGGTGCGCTTGGGCTTGTTGTAGCCCGAGAATTTTTCGCCTCGGTATTCAATCATCGTCTTCGTCCTCGACTTCAATCATCACTTCGATGCCTGAAGCAAGACGGGTCATTAACGCCCCAAAGTCAACGGGGTCTTGGGGAGTCATGAACGCAAAGCTTGCGCCAGTCGTGCGTGACTCGGCGTCAACCTCTAGGTGCGTGCAGAAACCAGGAACGATGCGAGTGCCCATTAGCCGTTAAAGGTGACTGCGATGTGCGGGGTGATGCTCGGTGTTCCAGATGAAATGGAGTCGAGGCGGACGCGGATGGTTGAAGTGCATTTGCCGCTGTAGTAATAGACGTACTCGCCGTCGGAATTGATAGTTTTGCTGGTATCGATTTCGTACCAGCTGGTGCCGCCGTTGAAGCTTGCCTCGAAGGCAAGGGTGAAATTTGCGCCCCCAGTTACTTCGACAGCAAATGTGAACTCCGAAGCGTGTGCGTGAACGCGCATTTCGTCGTTCACGGTGGTCATTGTGCCACCTGTGTACTCGACGACGTTGGTAAAACGCCTTGTG